GATTTCCCTGCGCTCGCCCGGATGGCTGGACGGAGGAAACTGGCGAGGCGCCGTCGTAACGGTCGCGCAGCACGCTCGACCTGTTGCGCCTCGACAAGCGCGCGATGGATCGCGCGCGAGGAAGCGCCGGGTTGAGCGGCATGAAATAGGGCTTCGGTGGCTTCGGCAGCTTCACGAACGAATGCGGCCGACTCGGTAACAAGACTGCGGCGGCAAGCGTCTGCGTCGTTCACCGCGCTCTCAAGCTGCTGGGCGAAGGCATCACGGAATGGCGCATCCTCACCGCCGGCAAGACGGTATGCACGGTCGAAGGCGAGTGCGAGTTCAAGAGATGGCAGTGTGCCGGTGTCTTTGTTACCCCAGTCGTAGATCGTGCTTTCGGCATATGGTCGGCCTGATGCAACGTTTGCGACGCGCAAGGTCTCGCTCACGCCAAGTGCTATTCGCACTGTCGTCATGGCATCCGCGAACGTGTCTGGCATGCGAGGCTTGGTCATCGCGCAGCCTTCGACTGGAAAACCGCAGGGCGATTACAATCGACCGATGCGTCAGACGTGCGGTACGGATGCGGCATGGTGCTGGCAGGAAGAGGTGGGCGACCGATGCTGGTCAGTGCGGCAGCAGCGTCTTGAGGTATCGCGCGATCGGGCCAGTTGGCCGGCACACGAAACCAAGCGGCGAACTTTTCGAGATTACCCACCGAGAAGGTTTTTCCTTCCCGCAGGCGATTGAAAAATGCGCCGCTGTTAACGACGATCGTGGCCACGCGCGAAAGCGATTTACCACCCCAACGAACGACTTCGGCGTCGTACGAATCAGCGATCGTTCGCAACGCGTTCTCGTATGCTGCGCTCATAACGCATACTTACGTCACGTATGCAGCATTCGTCAACGTAAATATTCCGCATGTCATGCGTCACATCATGCGTCATGAGTGCAGCATGAGGAAGAACGTACCTGACGTCCTGAAGGAACGACTGTCGGCAAAGATTGCCGAGAAGAATATGTCGGCGCGTGAGGTCTCGATAGCGGCGTTGAACAAGCCGGATGCGATCCGTGCGATACTCGCAGGCCACATGCCCGGCCTCGACCGATTGGACGCTATCGCTGAGATCCTAGACACCACGTCGGATTGGCTGCTGGGACGTGACCAGGGCATCGAGCGAACCATTCCTGAGGACGGCAACACGTCCGAAGCAGCGTTCCGACGTCTGCCAAAAACGCTGCCTATCTACGGCAGCGCTTTGGGAGCCGATCTGTCATTCCCAGATGGAAACGGGATCGTAGTAAATGTGGAGCAGACCGAGGTTCACATGGCTGCACCAACGGATTTCATGGCTCGGCCGATCGGCGTCACAGGTAGGCCCGACCTCTACGTCGTACTCGTTTCCGGGCATTCCATGGAGCCGCGGTACGATTCCGGACGGCGCGTGCTGGTTGATCCGAAACGATCGCCTGGTGTTGGCGACGACGTCGTCGTGCAGCTGCGCGGTCCGACGTTCGACGGCGAAGAGATCCGGCATGTGTTGATTAAGCAGCTCGTCCGTCGCCGACCTGGCGTCGTCGTTTTGCGCCAGTTTAATCCCATTGTGGAATTCGAAGTGCCAAATGATCAGGTTTCTTCAGTCCATCGCGTAATGCCCTGGGATGAAGCTTTAGGATTCTAAAAGAATTTATTGCTGAACAAGATCACGAGTAGTTCTTTTGCCCTAAATCCAGATCCCACCCATCAGCATGGCTGACGAATGAAACGGAAATATTTATGCCGGCTTTAATTGTCACCTGCGAGAATTGTCATAAACAAGTAAAATCAGGCATCGAAACGCCGGATGGTACTGCGACGGGTATATCTAACGGGATCGTAACATGTCCGAACTGCGGCTCGTTGATTCAGATCAATCCAGGTCCTCAAATGCGGTTCGCTGGCCCCCAATTTCAAGCTCGCGCTCAAAGGCAGCCTTCTCGCGCCGAACGTCGCCGTCAGGACGCACAAGAGCGAAAGAGATCCCGTAGTTTGACCGCCCGCGTAGCGTCGAACCAAAAAACCTATAAGCCGACGGTCCAACTATTGAATGGAGATGAGGAAGGTGATGCGGGAGCGCTTTCGAGGTATCTCAAGGGGACACGACGCGGTCGCATCGAAGAAGTTTGTCCTTACTTGCCAGGCATAGATTCCGTGCAGCACGGACTTAAAATCTGGGAGGCGGGGTTGAGTTTGGCTGTCAATGGAACCTCGAATGGCGGCCCGGTGCGGTTAAGTGCCGCTTATATCGACTCTGACAGAATCAACGGTTTTGCCGCGAAGGAGGACGGCGTTTATCTGATTGGTATTTACTCGGGAGTACGGCGCAAGTTCTTAGCGCTTTTCTATGGGTTACTATCACAGCCAGATGTTTTCCCAACGCTTAGTAACAATCCTGCTTCGAAGCCGTATTTTGGTAGTAAATTGTTCCACCCCATTAGCTCTGTAGATATTGAACCATTTCCAGATCCACCACTCGATCCTGTCCGAAGAGCCTTTTCCGAAAGACTGGCATTTCTAGCTGAGCGAATGGCGTTTCATCACGAGGTAGCACACATCCGCAACGGCCATGTCGATTGGCTACGCTCACGCACCGGGATCGCATATATCGACGAGCTAAACTGGGGTGATGAGCGTTCGATCGGTGACGTTGATCGGCTGACATTAGAGTGGGATGCCGACACGCACGCCATTGTAAGCTTGCTTCACGATACCACGGAGGCTACCGTTAGACAGGATAAGGACCGCGCAAGGCTGGTAATACCTGAACGAACGCGATTCGGTGGCCTAGACGCTGCTTTGACGGTTTGCAGCTTTATCGCTTATTCGGTGTTCCGCATTATGACGCCAATTCGGAAGCTGGGAACCTTGGAAGAAGAGCTTACCAGGACTCATGTGCATCCCACCGTCAGAATTAGAATGAATCACGGCACGCTAATTACAAACCTTGCACATACTGCTGAGATCGATCCGGAACCCTATCGAAAGCATATGAGTCAGGGCGTAGCGATGGCCGAGAAAGCGTGGTCAAATATGTCCGGAGATGAACTACTCGATATTGACGCTGACCAGGTAAAAGACGTTGAGCAAAAGCTAGGAAAGCTTTTTGAGCGCCGGTGGGTGGATTTGCACCCCGAGCTAAACGCCCTAAAGCTCGCGGGTGTCCTTCCTCCGGTTGAGGCTATACAATGGCCGTTTCGATCAGAGAAATAATTCCAGGAGCGTTTTTTCGATCGATAGACGGGTGCGCGCGTTTCCGTATCGTCGACGTGAATGCGAGCGTCGTCTCTTATGTAGTGGCTGGCGAATTCAGCATTCTGCCAGAGGAAGATGACTTAGTCACTTTTGCGGAAGACGTGATTGAGGATAGGAAACCACGATCTTTTCAATTTCAAGCCGATTCAAGTTTCAAGGCGGTACTGTAGCCCCTGTCACCAATGGTGTGTGTCACCTCAGCGACTAGCCAGATGACGGTGTCTATCGCTGCTTTGTAGCCCGTGAGGCTAGCCGTAGTTTCAGGATGAATGTCGGGCCGCCCTAAGGCGAGGGTGAGTGTTAGGGAGACCGGTTCTCGTCCGGCGCGACCGTTTGCAGCGTTCGCAGCGGCCAAGGCGTCAACCTCGTTGCCGTACACGCGGGACAGGACCTTTGCCCCGTCAGCCTTGCCTGCGACGTAGTGTTGCCGTTTCCCTGTCTTGCGATCGTGCCATGTCGCCTTCACGCCAGGTACGTCGTCGCGTTTTTGCCGACTGTATTGGTGCGCATCGCCGTCGCGCCTCGCAATATTGACTTTCGGGATCGGCTTGCCTGTCGGAGTGCTACCGGCGGATATCGGCGAGAAAATCAGCACCCCGCGGGCGATCTTAGCAACTGCGCCGCGTTCTCGGCCAAGCCGACGCAGAAACGCCAGATCGCTTTCCCGGTTCTGTGTCTTCGACTTAATCGCGATCCCGGCGAGACTAGCAGCGCAGCGCGGTGTGAGACCATGATGCTGCGCCACATCGCTTACGATCGTTCCTAGGGTTGTACCGTGCCAGCTCTTCTCTCGCCTGGTCTTCAGGTCGCTAGTGAAGTCGGCAGAGCGCGCGCGGATTGTGATCAGGTCGGGCGGGCCGCCATGGGCGACCTCGTCTACGATGAACCATCCCTTGTCGACCAGGCCGGGCGTGACGTCGCTGCCCTGTTTCCAGCCGAGCCAGACGTGGATCTTCGCGCCCGTCGGCGGGAGCGCGACGGTGCCGTCGGTATCGTCGATAACCAGATCGAGTTGGTCGGCTTCCTCTCCACGTTTCTCGCTGATCCCTAGCGAGACGAGGCGACGGCGTGGCGGGCGGCCATTCGGCTGCGGCACCTTGCCTTCCAGGACTGGCGTAATGTCCTTGCCGTCGACGACAACACGAACCGCTGCGATATTGGAGATCATGCTACGTCGCTATCCACGCGAAGGAGGTCGATCGCGAAATCGATCTGCCGCGGCGTGCCATCGGGAAAGAAGACTTTGCCGCGATCGTCGATGCCGGTGATGACGTAGGAGCCGTAGACATAGCCACGCCCGTCGACCAGCGACCAGGCATCGCCGGTGTCCGCCATGCGGCGCAACTCGTCGATCGAAACCCGTCCGTCCGCGATTTCCAGATAAACGGATCCGGGCAGCGCGATCGTCTCGACGCCGGGGCCGGTGAACTGCGTGGCGTCACGCGCGCCGATCCTCGTCGATGTGACGTGCCGCCAGTCGGCACGACGGGCGATCTCATCAAACGCCAGCGTGTCGATCGAGAAAGCGAACAGGCCAAGTGCGAGCAGCATCAGACGGTCTCATAATC